TGTACATCTATAAGACGTTTAATCCGTCCGAGCCTGTGCGCAAGGTGCGTTACTGGGCGACCAAAGAATCCAGACAAGACTACCTAAGATACCAGTTCCGTACGAAAGGTACGGAAGATTCTATACAAACCGAAACAATACATCTTGTCAGTAACAAGTACAGTGTTGTGAACATGATGAACGAAGAACTTGCCAAAGCAATTTTGCAGGAGGGGTAACGATGAACTGCTGGGCGTGTGGAAGTGAGCTTATCTGGGGCGGTGACGAGAACGGGGACGAAGAAGATGTGTACGAGGTTGTCACTAACTTATCGTGTCCGTGCTGTAAAGCCACCGTCATTGTGTACCACGGGTACAACGAAGAGAAGGATGTGTGATGAAAAACAAACAGGAGATTTTACGATGGGCTTTGAACTTGCTCGATCATCATTACATGCACCAAGCAGATTCTTCGCCGCCAACAGCTATAACCGTTGAGACCGAGGACATGGTTAAGCTGGTTTTGTTTTTAACCACTGACGGCTTCTCTATTAACAGGAGTCCTAGTGATGAAAGATGATGGGGACTTCTTTTACTGACACAGAAAAGCGTACCAATTTTGGTACGCAATAAACTAATTGGAGGGTAAGTGATGAGTGAGTACCAAGAAGTAATAAAAGAAAACGTGTTTGCCTATCTTAGTCGTATGCAAGAAGTTAAGACAGAGACGCAGATACAAGCGAGTGTTAATGTAGGTGGTAAGAAGTTGAGGGCTGTAGAAGTTGCAACCGCATTGAAGCAGCTAGTAGACGATAACAAGGTGGTATATGTCGGCAGTAACTTGTACGGTGTGCACTCTGAAGCTAGACGAATTGTAACTGGGCGGTGGTGATGACAACTTACATTGTGTTGTTTGTAGCACAGTTTTGCTTTGTAGCTACGAAAGCCTTCCAACAACTCAATGTTATGCACCATAAACGTATGTGGGTATTCTGGACGAGTGCCGTGATGTCTGTGTTTGAGTGTGGTGTGTACGGTGCTGTGACATTCGAGGCGTACGAACTGATCCAAAGTGGGGATGTTCTGTATTTTATGTTACTAACAATACCATTATGGCTTGGCGGATCGCTAGGCTCTATTGTTTCAATGACCATTCACATGAGGATGCGCGATGCAAGACATTGATAAAGTACTAAACGAACGAGGTTCTAGGTATGGGAACTTTGAGACCCAAGCCCTGATTACCCAAGATCTGAAGCGGATGATCCGCAGGTATGCAATGCAACAAGACACGGCTATGTCACCAGACCAGTGGGAAGCCTTGGATATGATCTGCTCTAAGATCGCTAGGATACTGAACGGTGACCCAGACTACGACGATTCATGGGTAGATATAGCGGGATACGCTCAGCTCATAGTAAGTCGTTTACACGAAGATAAAATCGGTTCATCTCGAAACGAGAAAAACGAGAAACGAGATGAAGGAACTATTAACAAGTCTATAGGAGAGTTAATGTGTGAAGCCACAGCTATGCTTGAGCGAGAGTAACCCTCGACTACTGACAGCTCCGTGTGTATTGGAGTGGTACGAGTATTTATCACAACGCTACGCCGAAAGTGGTAAGGCTATGCAAGCTAGTATGTGGGCGGCAAAAGCTAAGAACATGCGCACTGCTGAGGTAAAAGATACGGACTATGTGTATGACGACTCACTGTGGAGGGAGATAAAAGATAATGGATTTGATAACGGTTGATTTTGAGACCTATTACGATAAGGACTTTTCACTAAGCAAGATGACTACTGAGGAATACATACGCGATCCTCGGTTCGAAGTGATAGGTGTAGGCATAAAAGTAAACAACGGTCCGACTGAATGGGCGAGCGGGAGACATGATGAGATCAAAGACTATTTGGATACGTTTAATTGGGCAGACTCTATGGTACTCGCTCACAATACTATGTTTGACGGTGCTATTCTTAGTTGGCTTTTTGATATTCGCCCTCGTGTCTGGGCTGATACATTGTGTATCGGTCGTGCAGTACATGGTGTCAATGCAGGTGGATCACTTAAAGCACTGGCTGAACGGTACAAGATTGGGGAGAAAGGTAACGAGGTTGTTAACGCGTTAGGCAAGCGACGTATAGATTTTAGTGAAGCAGAGCTAGACAAGTACGGAGACTACTGCGTCAACGATGTCGAGTTAACTTATAAGCTATTTAAGATCATGGGTAAGGGGTTCCCTACAAAAGAACTTAAGTTGATAGACCTAACGCTTCGTATGTTTATTGAGCCAGTGTTAGAACTAGATCAAGACTTACTAGAAACTCATTTACACAACGTGAAGGAAAGAAAGTCCCGGTTGCTGGAAACTATAAATGCTTCACGAGAAGAACTTATGAGTAACAATAAGTTTGCGGAGCTTCTCAAAGAGTTTGGAGTCACGCCACCTACTAAGATCAGCAAGACCACAGGTAAAGAAACACTTGCACTTGCTAAAACCGACGAGGGGTTCACTGCACTACTCGAACACGAAGACGACAGGGTGCAAGCCCTAGCCACTGCACGGTTGGGTACAAAGAGTACGTTAGAGGAGACCCGCACGCAGAGGTTCATAGACATAGCTAGTCGAGGTAAGTTACCCGTACCTGTACGGTACTATGCCGCACACACTGGACGTTGGGGTGGTGATGACAAGATTAACCTACAGAACCTACCAAGCCGTGGTCCAAACGGGAAGGCGCTAAAGAGAAGTATCGTTGCACCTGAGGGCTACACACTGGTGGACTGCGACTCTTCGCAGATCGAAGCTAGGGTACTTGCGTGGATTGCAGGTCAACAAGATTTGGTTGAGGCGTTCCAAGAAGGGCGGGATGTGTACAAGAAGATGGCGTCTGCTATCTATAACGTACCAGAAGACAAAGTAAATAAAGACCAACGCTTTGTAGGGAAGACGACGATTCTCGGGTGCGGTTACGGTATGGGTAGCCTACGGTTCCAAGATCAACTCAAGTCGTTTGGGTTTGATATAGAACTTGACGAAGCCCGTCGGATTATCGACATCTATAGGAAAACAAATAACCACATAAGTCAATTCTGGCGTAACGCCCAGCAGACTTTGGTGAACATGACTCAAGGACGTAATTACAACTTAGGACAATCTATTGAAGTGGTACCTGAGAAGTACGGTATAAAGTTACCGTCTGGTCTAATGATGTGCTATGAAGATTTGAGGTTCGAGCAGAACGACAAAGGCTTGCAGTTTGACTACAAGACACGTCGAGGTCGTGTAAAGATATATGGTGGTAAGGTTACTGAGAACGTGTGCCAAGGCATCGCTCGGTGTATCATAGGTGAGCAGATGCTAGCGATATCTAAGCGATACCGCGTGGTTTTGACGGTGCACGATTCTGTTGTATGCTGTGTACCAGAAGATGAATTAACTGTAGCTCAAGGCTACATAGAGCAGTGTATGCGGCTCGTACCGAAGTGGGCTGAAGGTATGCCCATTAACTGTGAAAGTGGAACTGGAACATCTTATGGAGATTGCGAATGAATTACACAACTGAAGAGATAGATACGATTGTTGGGTCTGCGACTAAAGATAGTTGGCGGGAAGTGTTAGATATGGTCGAGGAAGTAGCGCCAGAAGACGCTGAAATAATTAAGCAACACGCCGATGTATGCCTTAGATTATTCTACCAAGGGATGCGTCGAGGTTGGACTGCCGGAGTAAGGTTTTTAGTTGAAGACTTACAGGCGAGAGATGAAGCGGCTCTTAAAGCGGGGGTTAGAACTTTACAATGAGTGGTATCTCGCCTTGGTCGTTTAGTAGGATAAAGTCTTTCGAGCAATGTCCTAAGAAGTTCTATCATCTTAAGATAGCGAAGAACTACAGCGAATCAGAAACAGAAGCCATGCTCTACGGTACAGTTGCGCACGAAGCGGCAGAGTTGTACATACGAGACGGCAAACCTTTACCCGAGGCTTTCAAGTACATGGAGCCTACACTTAAAGTACTTTCTGAGATGCAGGGTGAGAAACTGTGCGAGTACGAGATGGGACTTACTGAGAACCTAGAACCATGCGGATTCAAGGACGAGAACGTGTGGTTTCGTGGTATTGCTGACCTAGTGATCCTAGACCGTGAGAACAAGAAAGCTAAAGTTATTGACTACAAGACAGGTAAGAGTGCGAAGTACGCCGATAAGGGTCAGTTAGAGCTAATGGCTCTCGCACTGTTTAAGCACTTTCCTGAGATCGAAGTAGTTAAAGCGGGTCTGTTATTTACAGTTGCAAATAAGTTCATAACAGATACATACTACAAAGAACACGAACAGAAGTTATGGCGCAAGTGGTTGTCTGACTATGGTCAGATGGAAGCCGCCTTTAAGAACGATGTGTGGAACGCACACCCTAGTGGGTTATGTCGACGACACTGCGTAGTAACTGAGTGCCCCCACAACGGGAGAAGCTAATGCCGTACACTAAGAAACCAAGACCGTACAAGAAAGAATACGAACAGCAGAAAGAGCGTGGTGAGCACGAGAACCGTATGGAAAGACAACGGGCTAGACGTGCTATGGACAAGACTGGCAAGGATGCCAACAAGAACGGTAAGGCTGACAAGCGTGAAGGTAAGGACGTAGCGCACAAGAAGCCGTTAGCCCGTGGCGGTAGTAACAAGGATGGGGTTACTGTACAGAGCCTAAGTAAGAACCGTGCCGCAGGTGGCGCGTTAAGTAAGCCACCTAGAAGCAAAAAGAAATAGTCGCTCCCTCCGTGGCTACGTGTTGGTTAGATGCACGTAATAAAATCTAGCAAGCTCAGGGTTCTACTCCAAGACCTATGTACCGACCTAGCCCCATCGGTGAGCGAAGCGGGGCTTCTAATTCAAAAGTGTTGGCTAGATGCACTTAATAAAATCTAGCAAGCTCAAGGGTAGTGAGTACCCGCATAGCCGACTTAGCCCCATCGGTGAGCGAAGCGGGGCTAACTTTAAAACACGAACACCAGTATCGTGGGATTAGCTGTACTAAGGAGAACATGTTTTGGAAATCGTAGACAATAAAGCGTTGCTATTAAGACTGCGACATCCGCAGAAAGTAACGACCGTTATACCGAAGAGCAAAGAACTAGAAGATAACAAAGTGCTCGTGCACTGGGGGTTAGATGAAGTGCAAGTTTTAAGGAACCTAAATATCAAGGCACCGTCACCAATCAAAGAGCGTTATGAGTGGACGGGCAAACACAAACCATTTGAACATCAGAAAGATACCGCCGCGTTTCTTACCCTTAACCAAAAGTCGTTCTGCTTTAATGAGCAGGGTACAGGTAAGACAGCCAGTGCGATCTGGGCGGCAGACTTCTTAATGAAGCAAGGACGTATCCGACGCGCCCTAGTTATATGCCCACTATCAATTATGGATTCCGCATGGCGTAACGACTTGTTTACGTTTGCGATGCACCGATCAGTCTCGGTGGCGTATGGCTCTGCCAAAAAACGCAGTGAGATAATACAGTCTGGAAGCGACTTCGTGATAATAAATTATGATGGCGTAGAGATCGTGCGCGATGCCATAGCTAACGGTGGGTTTGATCTAATCATCGTGGACGAAGCAACACACTACAAGAACCCACAGACTAAACGGTGGAAGACACTACAAGCTATTTTGAAGCCCGACACTTGGTTATGGATGATGACGGGCACACCTGCCGCACAGAGTCCACTTGATGCCTACGGCTTGGCTAAACTCGTTAATCCGAAAGCAGTACCTAAGTTCTTTAGTGCGTTTCGGGATCAGGTGATGTTTAAGGTTACGCAATTTCGATGGATACCCAAAGAGAACGCATCTGAGATCGTTCATAACGCACTACAACCCGCTATTCGCTTTACGAAAGAGCAATGTCTTGACTTGCCAGAAATGACTTATGTCAAACGCGAAGTCGAAATGACCAGACAGCAACTGAAATACTATGAAGAGCTACGCAAGCGTATGGCGATTATTGCCGCAGAAGAACAGATCACGTCTGCCAATGCCGCAGTTAACATGAACAAGTTACTCCAACTGTCCGCAGGTGCTTTGTACACCGATAACGGTGAGGCAGTGGAGTTCGATATCAAGCATCGGTACAAAGTACTGAAAGAGGTTATTGACGAGACAAGTAACAAGGCTCTTATATTCGTACCATTTAAACATGTTATTGATATCCTTACAGAAAAGTTAGAAAAAGACGGTGTTACTGTAGGGGTGATACGCGGGGACGTACCTGCACCCAAACGCACAGAGATATTCAAGCGGTTCCAAGAACAGACAGACCCAGAGGTGTTAGTTATCCAACCACAGTCTGCCGCGCACGGGGTTACATTGACTGCCGCTGATACCGTGGTGTGGTGGGGACCGACGCCCTCATTGGAGACATACGCACAGGCTAACGCTCGGGTTCACCGATCAGGACAACGACATCCGTGTACGGTTATACAACTCCAAGGAAGTCCCGTTGAACGTCACATTTACCAACTGCTTGATAATAGAATTGACGTACACACAAAGATGATCGACCTTTACAAAGAAATAATTGACTAAGTTAAGATACGACACTATACTAAATATCCCGATACTAAATCGGTGCTGAAAAAGGAGAACACAATGTCAAAGATATCTGTTGATAAGCTGACTAAGGCTTATATGAAAATCAAAGAGAAGCGTAGCGAGATTGCTAAAGACTTCAAAGAGCAGGATGAGCAGTTAGTAGAGCACCAAGAAAAGATTAAGAAGGCGCTACTTGATTATTGCAAGACCGAGAACGTCAATAGCGTTAAGACGGATCACGGCACTTTCTATCGCTCCACCAGAACAAAATACTGGACATCCGATTGGGAGTCTATGTACCGCTTTATCGTGGACAATCAAGTGCCTGAGTTGCTCAGTAAGTCATTGAACCAGACGAACATCAAGCAATTCTTAGAAGAGAATCCTGACCTACTGCCGAAAGGTTTGAACGTAGACTCAGAGTATGTTGTTTCAATTAGAAAATCGTAAGGAGGTTGTATGAGTGAACTCAAGGGATTCGTCCCAATTGAAGACGTAGCGCGTTACTTTCGCGTGTCAATTAGCACGATACGTATGTGGGCTAGGACTAACAAGATACCTGCAAATACCTACATTAAATTAGGCAGCACGTATCGGTTTTCCATTCCGAGGGTAGAAGAAGCCCTACTTATGTTAGGTGCTACGGACGTTGTTTCGGAAGAAGCAGTTGAAAGTGGAGAGCAATTAGAGCTAGACTTCGGAGGTGATGGCAATTCAGACACCGAAGATAATATAGAACTAGACATCACAGACGATATAGACTTTCTCAATGACGAGGTTGGTCTTTTCGATGAAGACATTTAAAGGAGACGACAATGTCAGAACTATCAATTTTTAAGGATAACGCTTTAGCCAACAGTGACCTGTTTAAGTCTTTGAAAGGCTTGAATGACAACTTAGCTGGTGGAGGGGCTGGGGGTACCAATCGTCGTATCAGCATCAAAGGGAGTAAATTCCGCGAGATCGTAAACGGCGAACAGGTTAACGTAAGTAAAGACGACAGCATTAACATCGTGATTGTGGATGCCGCGCCAGTATCAAGAACATATTATAAAGGTGAATACGATTCTAGTAAGGTCGTAGCGCCAACGTGTTGGTCTAAAGATACTCAGACCCCCGCACAAGAAGTGCCAGAAGATCAGCGTCAGTCTGCGAAATGTATTGACTGCCCGATGAACGTAAAGGGTTCTGGTCAAGGTAATTCACGTGCATGCC